CCCCACACTCTACAGCTGCACCCACCCCCTAAAAGCAGAACTGCACGATCTCTCTATAAAAAGATACTACATGACTGACACAGATGTCGCGCTCTCGGGCTCTACAGGACCGGGTAAAGTCGACTCTACTTTTCAGCTTTATCTCCCTCCGTATTTTATCGAAGATACACCCATAAGAAAAAAGACCGCCTGGCCGAGCAGCGGGGTGCCACAAACGCTTATAGCAAATGAGTCCGGCACCACCGCCGAACCCTTCAACATCATGCTAGCGTTCGGCGCAGATGGTCACTACATAAATCTTGAGAATTATGTCAATGACTTCGCCAACAACAATATTCCAAGATTTTTGAACCTATCTCTAGAACAGATTCCTTCTCCCAACGTTTCGCTGAATGTAACAGATAATCTATACTCACAAAGTGATGTCAGAAAGAGAAATCTCACTATTCTTCCGTGCGATGATGGTAATTTCTATCCAAATTACGGAATTTTGAGCACTCAGACGTTGACTTCTTCATTTTGCGATGATCATGAAAATTTTTCAATAGGTCTTGTGAATCTCAGCAAGATGGTCGATGGTAATGATTCCTTAACTTCGACAGAAGATTACTCAACAGAGTTTTTAGAAAATGTATATTATTTTTCTCCTGATCTATTCAACGTCCCGCCAAATGGAAATTTGGAAAACTACTTAGCGGAGCTTGCTGCAGCAGTCAACAATGGGGATTCAAAAGAGAGCATAACCGCACTACAGAAAGCTGCGCCTCTGTATATTCCTGCAAAAACAAAGGACAAAAGCTCAAATAGCGTAACAATATTCGACATCAGCAACTTGTACTACGGTATGAGAGTATCGCCAGGCACTTTTGAGATTACAGACGCTGCTCTCACAGGCTCCGGCGGCACGATAGGTATCAAGATAAAAGATGACTCTAACGGAACGCTATACAGAGCGGACAGCGCCACGGCCCACTGTAAGTGGAATGCAGTGGGTACGATCTTCTACGAAGAAGGCATCGTCGTGATAAAAAATCCGCATCTAAACTTCTTTGGAAAACATCAGTACAAAATTTCATTCAAGGGTGAGCAGAACATGCAAGTGTTGAGGTTTGACGTCATCGCCCCGTCGAATCAGGTCATATCGTCGAGCAACCCGACATTCAAGTCGCTCCCATCTTCGATGAACGCAAATGAATATGACAAAAACTTTGTATACATCAGCGGGATCAATTTTCACGATGATAACTTGAATGTCGTGATGAAGACACAGCTCGCCCAGCCTGTGATGAAGAGGCACTCCGACAAGTACGCGTTCAAGGTCAAGTACGATTGGTAAAAAAGAGAAAAAAGAAAAGACGGGGCTACAAGAGGGGTACACACGTCTCACCTATGGCAGGCGAGTGTAAATTTAGGAGCGGGTGGGAACAGAAGTTTATGCTGCACCTCGACGGTGACCCAGACGTCGACACGTGGAACTACGAAAAGATCATAATAGAGTACGTCTCCAACACAAGGACCAAGAAGACGCGGAAGTACTACCCTGACTTCTACGTCCGCTACAAAGACGGCCGCGAAGAGATAATAGAAGTGAAGCAGAAGAGAAAGTTAGATCAGACCATCGTGAAGAAGAAGGCCGAAGCGGCGAGACAGTGGTGCAGCGTTCACGGGATGACCTACAAAATATTGACGGAATTAGAGCTAAAAGATCTGCATATCATTTAGTCCTTATTTACTGTGTGTCACCTGGGATAACAATGTGATCGTGACCAGACAACTCGTCCTCGGCCTCGACGTCTCGACCTCAGTGACAGGCGTGTGCGTCGTCGACAAGGACGTTCAACCTGACGACACGGGATCGCACATCCTCCTCCTGGACAAGGTGGAGTTCAAGAAGTGTAAGACATTCTGGGAGAAGGCGGACCTCATCGAGTCCGTCCTCTCAGATATCCTCCACAGACAGAAACTCGCGCCGGTGGTCTTCGCTCTCGAGGAACCTCTCCTCGGTTTTCAAAAAGGAATGTCGTCGGCTACCACTATTACCACCCTCATGAGATTCAATGGAATCGTGTCGTACATCGGCAGGAGGATTTTTGAAGTCGACCCGACATACATCTCGTCTTCCCACGCCAGAAAACTCTGCGGAATAAAGATGCAACGAACATCGATCGCAGGGATGAACGGCAAGGAGCAGGTCTTCAAACACATGTCAGAGAACGACCTGAAACATGTGGACTGGCCCAAGAAAAAGAATGGTTCTCCCGTCGACGCGTCTCGAGACATGACGGATGCGTACGTGATTGCTCGCGCAGCATGCCTAGTGTGAACATTCTCTTCTTTTGATGTTACGATTATATCGTGGTTATACGTTCGGTCTCCGACAGCATCGCATTTTACGAGTCGATCTTTGGAAAGGGGCGCATATCTGCGAACGGCATCAACTTCGATGTTCGTTGCCCAATATGCGCTCCGACAGACCCGACGAAGAAGAAACTGTCCATCAGGACAGACACATCCGCGAACCACTGCTGGGTGTGTGGTTGGAAGTCACGCTCTGTCGTACCTCTAATACGAAAATATGGAACACAGTCCCAGCTTAATGCCTACAAGGAACTGTTTGGACTTTCAGATGATCGTCAGTCGCTCATCACCGGTGAGGCTGAGATACCTGAGAAACTCGCACTACCAAAGGATTTCAGGTTGCTTCACCTCGCTAATGATTCAGATCCAGACGTCAAGGCGGCCTGGAGATACGTCTACTCACGTGGATTATCTGACAAAGATATTTGGTTCTTTAAACTAGGTGTATCAGATGAACCTAGGTGGAAACGACGTGTCATAATGCCGTCTTTCGACTCCGAAGGTAATCTTAATTACTTTGTGGCGAGAGCAGTTGATAAAGACAAAAAACCCAAGTATGACAACCCGGATGTTGATAAAAATCCCATTGTATTTAATGAAATTAATATTGACTGGACAAAAAGATTGACTCTTGTTGAAGGAGCTTTTGATCTCATGAAATGTCCTGAAAATTCTACGGCACTATTGGGGTCTGACCTGGACGAAAGGCACGAAATTTTTAATAAAATTCTTCTTTATAGCACACCTGTTGCTCTTGCTCTTGATGGAGACATGTGGGACAAAAAGACTCCTAGAATTGTTAAAAAATTAAGTGAATACAATGTTGATGTTTTAGTTGTAGATGTTAGACCATGGGGTGATCCCGGAAATATGTCTAAACTTGACTTTGAAGATGCATTGAAAAATGCAAAACCAATAGAGTGGTTAGATAATTTTTCAAGAAAAATATCCAAAGCCATTGAAGTAAGATTTAGCATTTAGATAAACAGTTTATCTTATTAGTGTTAAGATTTGACAAAATGAGAATTGCTCACACTGCAGACGTGCACTGGAGAGGGTTAAGTCGTCACGAAGAATATCGTGAAGTGTTTGAATCCTTTTTTAAAGATTGCAAAGATAATGAAGTTGATCATATTTTTGTTGGTGGAGATATATTTCACACAAAAACATCTGGAATATCTCCCGAGTACATCGAGCAGCTTACTTGGTGGCTTGAGTCAATGTCAAAAATTGCTCATGTTCATTTGATTTTAGGCAATCATGACGGAAATTTAATCAATCTCTCTAGGCAAGACGCAGTTACTCCTGTTGTAGGAGCTTTGAATAATTCAAGAATTCATCTTTACAAAAAAAGTGGAGTGTACGAATTTAGTCCGGGATATAATTGGTGTGTTTTTAGCCCATTTGATGAAGAAAATTGGGAACTAGTAAAGCCAATTAATGGAAAAATTAATATTGCTTGTTTTCATGGCCCTGTCAATGGTTCTACAACAGAAACAGGTTGGAACATTGAAGGAGACGGAAAAAGAGTAGATTTTTTTGATGAATATAATTTTGCTTTGCTTGGAGACATTCACAAGAGACAGATGCTGGCTTATCGATCAGGGAAACCTTGGATAGGTTATCCCGGTTCTCCAGTGCAGCAGAATTATGCAGAAGATATTGATCGAGGATATCTTTTGTGGGAAATTAAATCAAAAGACGAATGGGAAGTACAGTTTAGACCTTTACCCAACATAAAACCTTTTGTCACTTTAAAGTGGTTGTCTAATTTAGATGATATTAAAAATGAAGCATTAAAATATCCAAAAGGGTCTCGTTTTAGAATTAAGACAAATGATCATCTTTCTCAAAAAGATATTCATTTAATTAGCTCATTTTTGAAGACTAAGTTAGTCGCGTCAGAAGTTACATTTAAATCTGATGCAATTATTGATAGAACGGTTCTTAAAGCAGGAGTTACTGAGCTTGTAAAAACGGATCTAAGATCACCAGATGTCCTTTTAAAGCTTGTAAAAGAGCACCATAAGTCTTCTGTAATTTCTGACGATTTGTGGACTGAAGTAGGAACATCCATTAAAAGCTTGCTCACAACGGCTGTTTCAAACGAAGACACTCTAAGAAATTCAAAATGGTCAATTAGGCATCTTAGTTTCGACAATTTGTTTTCATACGGCGAAGAGAACATTATTAATTTTGACAACCTTAGTGGCATTGTCGGAATATTTGGCCCCAATAGAATCGGAAAGTCTTCTGTTGTTGGAACTATCATGTATTCTCTGTTCAACACAACTGACAGAGGACCTATGAAAAATATTCATGTTTGCAACATTAGAAAACAATATTGTTCTTCTCGAGCTGTCATTAATCACAATGGAACTGATTATGTGATTGAGAGGCAAACAACAAAATCAGAAAACAAAAAAGGAGTTGTAAATGCTTCTACTGCTCTCAATCTTTACAAAATGAGAGAAGACGGAGAGTTGGATGAATTAAATGGAGAACAGCGCAATGACACTGAAAAAACAATCAGATCTCTGGTGGGAACTTCAGAAGATTTTCTTTTGACTTCTTTGTCAGCGCAAGGTGAAGTAAATCAATTTATCTCACAAGGATCAACAAAGAGAAGGGCAATATTGTCTAGATTTTTAGATTTAGACATCTTTGACAAGATGCACGAATTGGCAAACAAAGAGGCATCTGGTCTAAAATATCAGTTAAAGAACTATCCAGATAAAGACTGGAACGGGTCAATTGAGTTGGTTGAAAATGAACTAAATGTGTCATTAAAAAAACTAGAAGAAACTCAAATTGATCTTGATGATCAACGCAATCAATTGACTAGTATTCAAAATGAATTATTAAGTCTAAATGTCACTCCAGTGTCTTTGGAGCAGTTAAAGTCACAAGAAAAAAAGGTTGAAAATCTTGTTGACTCTTGTAGATTGTG